TTCGTAACAAATTTTTCTTTAGCTGTGTATGGAAGTGGTGGTGTAACACCATCATGTCCATGATAACATTCAGAAACAACATTTTCACCTGGATAAAAATGACCAACTAAAGATGTCGTTTGTCCCTGTGTCACAGATATAGTAAAATCGGTGGTATTAGCTAGATCAATGATCTGAGTGTAATTTGAAATCATATCTTCACCAAGTGATGCTGCATTTGCATCAAGCCAATTAGGATCATAAGCTATACGCAATCTGCCCTTGTGATAAGCGGACGCTTGAACTTGAAATCGAAATTTAAGTGTACCTGTCCAATATGTAAATGGCATAGATGCATAACCCAACGCAGTAAGATGAATTACACCGGGAACAGATTCTGCCCATATAGTAGGTTGAACTCTGACTTCAAATAGCTCTGTCCCTATATTCGCTGATTTAGGCCAAATAAAACTAGTGTAATAACTCTCTTTCTTGGCTATAGCCAAGATATCCATAGGGTCATCACCGCCAATACCTGAAATACGAGGATCTATTGATAACTCTTGTTTGTCATCAACAGTTAACTTAGCTGATCTGTCGGGTACAGTTGTTAAAGCTAAACTAGACACGGCCTCTGGTTTAAAGGGTTCAGCATCCTTCGTTACTGGTGGTCGACTCATTCCTATAGCTCGCGCAGCCATAGCTATTCCACCTGCTACTTTGGATGTTGCACTAGCATAAGGTCCTATAATAGGTACATCAGATAACATATTAGTAATAGTTGATAGCTTAGATGCTGGTCCTGATACAACACCAGTTGTATTGGCTTCATTAATCTCATCACCTGATTGAATTTCAAAACCACTTTGTGGTTGTAAATTTGCTGCATCAACTGATGTAGGAATAGAGACTTCAACATCCTCCATCCAAGCGAAAACAGTAACTGACACATCGTCAGTTCCTCCGTTAGCATGTTTAAGAGTGCCTAATGATCTAACTTGCAAATTACCCAACTCAAGCCAATCGCGTGCTGTAATAGCTGAATAATCTTCGTGATAAAAATAAGGTAAACACATCATGCCACCCTGCTGAGTGGTTGGGTTTAAAAATATATGAGGTAATTGTGATTGTTGTACTAGATTTGTTTCAATTAATTCCGAAAAACCAGACATTTGATCAAATCTATGCAAAGGCATATAACTAACTAGTACACGACCATAATGAAAACCAGTACCGCTAATAACAAATTTAACACACAATTTACCTCTCAGTAAATTAAAATGTGTTATACGATTATTGATGCGAGTATTATTTCCAAAATAATCATCCCAAGGATTAATATCGGCATTAAAAGTTCCACCGACT